TATTACCATTTGTATCTTCAGTAAAAGATATAAGTTGAACATCTTCATTTATAAGAGGTTTTTTGAAATATAAAAAATATACAACCACCAAAATGACTAAAATTATCAGAACCCTGGTACGATTCATTACTATAGAAATATAAAATAAATTTCTACGTTTATTGTAAAATGGTTTCTAAAATCGATTTCACACTGATTGGCATCGCAGCCATGGCGGCGGCCATATACACGCCCATAGCTTCCATGGGTATCGATCGTTTTAATAAATGTGATTCTATCCAGGACAGCGAGGCTTACGCCAATAAGAAAATGTTTCTTTCCCAGACGCTCACTATCGCTTTGACGATCCCCGCTACATTTCTCGCGTACTATCTTTTCGATAAGATCTCCGGTCCTTCTAAGAGTGGTATCCCCCTAATGGCCATCGTCGCGGGTGTCACTGGTATAATCGCGAGTGTTTTCACTTACCAGCTTCAAAAAGCTGAGGAATGTGCCGAAGTTAAAGATGACGCTAAAACTTTCATCGCTATAGGCATAACGGGTTCTGTCATGCTGACCGTCGGTGGCCTGATTATGTTGGGTATGAGGAATAAGCAACGTTTTTACCCGGTAGCACCTGCCACCGCTGCTGAAGCTGTGATAGCAACTAATAAGAATTTGTAAACGCGCGAAAGAGTTTTATTAAATAAAAATATGTAAAAAATAGATGGAACTTTATGAAGCCGCATATATAACGTGTATGTTAATTGTATACGTTATACGACGGACTGGTTCTATATCGTTTGAAGAAAAAGTTAAAATTCTTCAGTACATTTCGGATTTAGTTTTAAGTTTGGATACTAGTCGCTGTAGTATATACAATTGTGAAACCAAAAAGGCGCTTATGTATGCCACAGAATAATTTGCACCTTTCCTAGCTTGGTATATTAACCACAGGACGCTTGATATTATACCTATCAATATCGAGCTCATACTATAACTACCCACATCGTCAGTTACATATACATCCTTAATATGTACTAATATTTGACCTACACCTAAAGATATCGCCGAGGTTGCCAAAAAATCATCTATCCGCATCTTTATTTATATAATAAAAATATTTTTATTCTATAAATGAACACTATCCCCGCATCCAAGCAAGCCGAGGCTCTCACAGAGCGCACTAAGCTTCTCATCAACAAGTATAAGAAGACTGGTATCAACAAGGAGAACCTCTGTGGTCTCGTCTCCACTCTCATGATGGAGGTTCAGAAAGTCAAGAAGCTTTCTGGACCCGACAAGAAGGATCTCGTGATAAGCCTCATTTACTCCGTCATTGAAGAGATTGACGAGGGTCCCGAGGACAGTGAGGTTGAAACTATTTTAAAGTCTATGGTCCCCGCCATGATTGATAGTTTTTCCGTCATGTTAAAGTTAAATAAGGCTTGTGCTTGTTTGTAAATAACAATGAAGTTTCCATCTCTGGAAACCATGATTATGTATGGAATATATACAGTAAAGGATTTGTTACTATATACAAACGATAGACTACAGAAAAGAAATATCGTACCACTGAACGAGTGTGTAAAATGCTCGTTTGTGTATAGTGGAAATGCGTGCCATAATTGTGTGGCTATTTAGGTTTAATTACTAAACCTAATACAGATTCTAAATTGTTTTGATCCCGTTTTAATGGTTTTTCTCGTTTTAATCTTAGTTGTTCGTTAGTACCCGAAGCGCTCTTTATTTCGTACATCTTTTTTGTGTTCGAAACAATGGGAACTATTACATCCTTTTCCGATTTTTCGTTTATGTCTAACTTATCCTCTACTTTATCTACAATAGAATTGGATCTAAATTCGTTTATATCGAGCGCCCCCCCGAACACTTTCAACGTTTGTCTTTTAGGCGCTGGTTTTATGTGACTGAGTTTTCCAAATTTCTTTTTACGCATGAGTATCATGTTAGAACACATGATACTTCCACGCGTGAGTCCGTATGTTTCCAGAGCATAGGTTTTCATACAACTCCACGAACAAAATTGTCCACATGTTGAAAATACATCACGACGATTGTCGTACCTGACGGGTAGTTTAAGTGTTTCACTTTCATACGGATGACAACACCACCAACACCACGTCATTATCTTTTTTCCAACTATTTTCTTTAAGTTTTTTTATAATTCTATATTATAATGGCGACATCAGCCTTAAGGGTTATCGTACCCACTATAATTGTGTTAATATTGATAGTCGTCGGTTTCAATATTTACAGGGCACAGCAGAAACCCGAAGATCCAGAATCTCGAGAACGTTTAAGAGCTTATGGTGTAGTCGATGGTAGTGGTGTTCCCACGACTACCCCGGAAAAGGATTTGTCTGATATACACAAAAGAATAGAAGATCTTAAAGAAAGGATAGGTGAATATTCAGATTTTATAGATCCAGATATGTTTCTACAAATGTTAGAAAGTGAATGTTCTATACCACCATCTGCTGATGGTACGTGTGATCCAAATTTATTTACAACTGATGCCAAAGGATGCTGTGTCCCTATGACACCAGATACAGCTGACGATCCTACATATTCTGATATTGCCGATGATGAAAAGGTCGACGCGGACAGAAATTTATTATGTCTTCTAGGTTCGGCCGCTAAACAAGATAACGAAACGGGTGCGTTTACGTGTCCGGGTATTAACGAGAGATATGATTATGAACAAGAATGCTGTGTTCGTTCTTGCTTCGTTTATCCCGTAGATGGTATATGTGAAAATACAGCTTTCCCCAACCTTGAAAATGAATGCTGCGAAGCCAACGATACGTCGAAAGAACAAGCGGCGGCGGCGCAGCGAGAAGCTAAAAGAGAGATGATGATAGCAATGGGTGCAATGGTTTTGGGAGATATATTAATAACAGGTGTTTTACCTAAACTCGCAGAGACGCTCATAGCTTGGGATAAATCAAGAGCTGCACAAGCTGCACAAGCTGGTACCGATGCCGCGAATAAGGTCCCGAATGATGCTCGAGGACAACAGGGTACAGTAGATAAAGCAAAAGCGGACGCGGAAGCAAAAGTTAAAAATAAAAATACTAAAAATATTCGAGCGGTTGACAAATATATGAAAGGTGTAAAATCCGCGAAAAGTGCCTCAAGAAAGGGTGCGATGAGAGCAGCCATGTCTAAATCTATTGGGAAAGCGTCTGCTAAAATAGCTGCAAAGATGTCAGCTAAATTGGCTTTGAAATTGGCTAAGATGATTGCAAAATTGGGGTCCGGTGGTTTGGCATTGGGTATGGTAGCTTTCGATATAGTATCCGTTTTAACAGATTTGGGAGATGGTCAGAATTTGGGAACATATATAGATAATGAAATTATTTTACAAGGTAGAAATCGTATAGTTTTCGCGTTAGACAAGATTTTTGCGGAATATGGTGTAAAATATCCTATGATGTATCCTATAGATAAGGCGTTTTTCGAAGAGTGTAAGATCGCCGAATTGGCTATGACTAATTATGCTATTCGAGATATAATATCTGGATGGTTGAATGCCGGTATAAACAATTTGGATGAAGAAGGTGTGAAGGCGTTAGATATATTTTGTAAGTTCATCATGATAGGTATAGCGGAATTTGACCCAGAAGTAAATGAAACTGGAAACGAGGTAAATCTATACGTTTTAACTGAAGATGAGCAGGCAACTATAGATTATTACGCTTATACTCAAATGAATAATTTTTCTACGAGATATAATGAATTTTATTTTAACACTCTTGTACAAGAGTTGGAAAATTCCCCCGATAAGAGTGGTGATATGATTAAATTTGTTAGACAAATGGAAGATGAAAATAATTTGGGTATTTCTCTTACTAGAAAAGGGTGTGATTATGTAAACAATTTATATAGACGTACATGGTGGAAGTTCAATGATATATTTAACCCGGTTCAAAAACCAGAAGGAGTTGAAGAAGATGATGTTTACATAGATCCATGGTGTGCAGCGTATGGAACTAAAGCATTTGAAGTTGATACACAATCTACAGAGCCGCAAGATGAAAATAATCCAAGATTAGTTTTCATAACGCAAAAGGATCTCAACGGTGTAGATTTAGATGAAGAAATTTCATGGCTGGCGCCCTTTGGTTCGTTAGTTGCTATGTGTGAAAGGCCGCGGACATTGTACGATTCTACAAACAGTCGTACATCTGTACGTCCATATGAGGAACACGATGTTCGTTTTGATATAGATACAGGAACTTGTACGTTTACCGAATCTTTATGCGACAGATATATCCAAGATTATAAAGAAGGGTCTGTACCCGACGCAGCCACGGGTGCTAATTATAATACGTGTAGTAAACGTGCTGGTTCGTCAGAACTTTCTTGGGTACTCGGTGATCAATATGCGGACCGGTGGTTGGAATCAAGTCAAGATTTTAATAATAAAGTTTCTGATTTCGTAGACGATCCGAGTGTAAAGGGAGCTGCGGAAGCTTTCTGGGCATCTACAACTGTATTACCAGAATTTGTAGGTGGAATTTTAAGTGATCAATGGGATCAAAATAGAGCTACCAGCCAAAACGATACAGAAGCGGTTTATAAAAGTGTTATAGATCCAACTGGTGCGTTTACTCATTTTCAAGAAGCATCTGCCGCACAATTAGCTGGAAAAGAGAAATGGTGTGAACAAGGCGATGAATGTAAACGATTCCATGTAAAACATAGTGGGGGTAATGTTCAAAATTGGTCAGTACGTGTAGCGGAGGAAGAGGGGGGTGAAGGGTTTATATATAATTCAGGTAGAGCGGTCCAAAATCAGGTAAAGGATAGTGAGGATCACGTATTCTATATTCCTGGACCACAAACAGATGAAGATGGAAATTTTAAACCGGCTGGTTATTTTATGGCAACTGCTACGGGTGATATCGAAGGGGAAGCCGCTGACTGGGTTCCGTTTGCGGGGGGTTCTAAATGTCCCCGTAAAATAGTTTTCACTTATTCAGAAATAAGTGAGGATAAACCTTTAGAAATATCATCATGGTCAGGGTGTATGGATGAGAGAGGAAAACAGGGTTGGCAAGATTTTCTATATGAAGGGTTTTCAGAAGGGTACGAATTTGCGAGTGATACGGCTGCTTGTTCGGAAGATTTAATTAATACATTGGCTTTACCATTCCTTCATAATGCGGTTTTTGAACCACTTGCCGGGGAACTAAACGATGTGTTCGGTAAAGATGGAGTTTTTGCTAATGGAATGGAAGGGTTTGAGAAGGTAGTATACAATGGATTTTTGGAAGGTAGGGTTGATGCAGTCGTTGATTCGCAGTTTTATAAAGATGGTATAGGTGGTGCGAATAAAATAGGAGATGTTCTTCAAGGTAAGCATGATGAAGATATTAAAAAGTTTTTTGAAGATGATCTTATAAATGCTCCAGAAGAAATAGGAGAATATCTTATAAATTTCGAACAACAGAAGCAGGATGCGGAAAAAGCCTTCAATACAGCACGGGATGTAGCGGATGATGCATTAGATTTCGCTCGAAATTTTGCAGGAATTAGTGAAAGTGATTTTAGATCTGTCACTAAACAATTCAAAATGGGTAAAAATCCATTAAGTGGTTTGTTTTGAAAAACTTTTTTTAGGTTTGTATTAAATTATTTTGTACATAAATAATAGATGAATCATAAACCATTGATTCTATTATTTATATTTTTCATAATTACATATTTACTGATTCGTAAGGAAAAGTATGAAAATGAAGAAGATATAGGTGAGGTAGAGGTTCCACCCGGTTTAAACATTTCGGATTTTCTACAAAAATTAGAGATAATGAAAGAGGAGAACAAGAAAAACGAGGAGACATTGGATGCTCTTTATGATGTGAACAGCGATACCAATCAAGATTCTCAGGAACAGGCGTCCGAAGCCATACAGGACGAAAATGATGCACAATATGCATTTTTGAAAGATTTTGTAGATGGTGCTCAGCAAACAGAACAAGAAATCAGAGATGATGCCAGAACCCAGGTTAACGCTCAACTTGAAGCTATCGTGACGAATCAGGCTGCAGATTATTTTGCAACAAAAGATACGGGTTTTGATGATGTTCCAAAGAAGAAAGGTATAGTCAAGGTCGATAACATTTGGTTTGATTCGCTCAATGCGGGGTTAGCTACCGCCACAGATATAACAACGTATGGAGGTACAAATGTATACGGTGACGGGGATCAATTTCGCAAAGCAATTGTTCCTCGTTGTCATGAACGTCCTCAGTTGTCTGGTGGCGATCAGGTGTACGATGACTTTAATGGGTGGAGTGGGCAACGTAATTACGATTTGTCTCAACCGGCGTGGAGTTGTTTAAACAGTGATGGAGTACCTGGCAAGGTCGGTGAAGATGGTTTTGTGGTAGATAATTTTGAACAATGTGCCACAAAATGTTTGGTGAATGATAAGTGTTCTGGGTTTTCTGTTGTACCAGATAGTACTTTCCCAGAGGAAGGTTTTGGTTTAACGTGTAAACTGACCCACCACGAATTTGAAGATTCTAAAGAAGTGCCGGCATCTAAAAATGAACAAGTATTCGCGGTACACGAAAACGATTATCTAAAAAATCCATTATATAATGATTTATTCACCGGCCGAAGTGGAGCGGGGGGCCTGTATGCGCGTAGATTTGGCAGTGATAACCATGCATATAGCGGCAAAGATCACTGTCATTGGAGATCTTCGTGTTATTATAGACCACCTTGGGGTTGTGCTTTAGGTAAAATATTTCCCGATCATATTGATGATTACAGATCGTATGCGTGTGAAAATGGTGTAAAGATTGAGAATGATGGCATCCCCCGAGATTGTGAGGGTGGGTGGAGTGCGCGCGTAAAAGGTGGAAAAAGTTCGGATTGGCATAGTATAGATAACGTACAAACTCTTAGTCAACGTGTAAATGAAGGACCTAATGGTTCACCTGCGGTATGTCCGGGTGGGAGATATTATCCATACGGGGGTGAAGATGAAACTTTCGAATTAACGTTTCAAAAAACGCCCGGCGGGTACGATGCTATAAATGGTGGTAGGTGTCCCGCAACCTCCGATGAACCTACAACTACTATAGAAGTTCCATGCGGGGCAGAAGAAGCGCCGGCACCACCTCCAGCCGATAAGGAGTGTAAATTGGAATATACTGACGAGATAGGATCTTTTTACAAAAATGATAGTGGGAATTATTGTGTGAGCGATCTCAAGAATGCATCCTCGGGTGGGATGACTGTGAATCGTATATGGAAAGTGACACAAGCACCAACGGGTGGCGAAAAATGTATGTACCCAAGTTTAAAAAATGTTGGAGATACGATAACGTTTCCAAACGCGTCTCCGACTGTCGCCAATCCCGGTTACCCAGAATGCCCGGCACATTTATTTACCGATTGTGTAAAAAAGAAAAGTGTTGGTACTTGTGGTTCATATTCACAAGGAACTTGTGGTACCGGAAAGAAAATTATAAATTATGTAGTGTCTCAAGAACCTGGGAGATATGGTAAGAGTTGTGATGCTTATGATAGGCGAAACCTTCCTGAGAGTAATTGGAACGGTGGTACTACCGAAGAAACATGTGAAAAACCTTGTAACCAAGGATTTTGTACCGCACGAACTCTAAATCAACAGAGTTGTCCTTCAGAATGTAAACAAGACGATGCCGGAAACTGTTGTGTAAATGTAGTTAGTGTGGAAGGTGAGGAGGGTGACGCGACTGGTGTCTGTGTTCCTAGTAGATATGGTGATAATCAAAAGTATACAGGTAAAAATTCTTTGGGTTGGGGGACATACTCGTCTGCTTCGCTTGACGATTGGTACAGAGATAGTGCTTGTAGAGGGATATATTTTGGAGATGGTAGATGGGACGGGCTCTACATGATGAATGACGGGATTTTAGGTCCATCCGGGAAAAAGCCGTACACGTGTCATAAATCTGGGGGTAGTCCTAGTTACCAAGATGAATTGAAACCTTTCATTGACGACATGACATTCTCGTGGCCGGTTCAGAACACCCACTACCTCGAGGATGACGCCATGAAGGATATGGAAGATCGATCAACTCTGGGGTGGGAAGGTCTACTTAATAACAGAGGTATAGACAGAGCTTATGGCTCGGAGGGTCAGAAATCATGTCATAAAACGGGAGATTATGGTTATGCACAGTGGGGATACATAGATCCTATTTATTGTAAGTATATCGATATCAAGAATTATGGCCAAAAGTCCGACCGGAAGAAACGTCAGTTTTGGTATGACGAAATGAATAAAGACTAACCCCCCGCAAACCCCGCAAACCTAGTGATTGCTAGTCATGGCCGCGAACGTACACAAATATAGTCATGGCCGCGAACGTACGCAAATATAGTCATGGCCGCGAACGTACGCAAATCTAGG